ACCACTACCTACTACTGCCGGCGTACCGGCCTGACCTGTGGCATCGCCACCCGCGCCGGAGCCTGTGCTGGTTCCAGTACCGCCACCGGCTACTGCCGGTGTGCCAGCCTGGCCAGTTGCATCGCCGCCCGTGCCAGAGCCCGTGCCAGTGCCCGTCCATGGCCCCGTATCGGCGGCACCCGCTGCGGCTCCGCCCGTACCACTGCCCGACGAACTGCCACTGCCCCCAGTGGCTGCGACGTTCTCCAGTGCGGCGAAGGTGCGGCTGACAACCGTTGAAATATCCGTATTCGTGACGAAATGGACATTTGTCGTGATGCCGTCGAGATCGGCGCCTGGCTTGACGCCGCTTGAACCCGTCCAGCAATCATCGATGGCCGCACGGATGGCAGCCGTGCCAGCCGCGTATCCGGAAAAATTATGAATCTTGTGGAGATAGACCTGACACCCGAAGTCGGCAATCAGGTCGGTCACCAGCTGATTCATCTTTGTGGTGAACGTCGCCTGTGCCGTGCCACTCATGGCATCCGATTCGCCGAGGTGGATGATGATCGTATCCACCCCGCCAGCAGCATCGATGCGCGCCTTCATGGCGCCGTAAAGCGATGTCGTGGCTAGGTTGCGCTGCCAGCTATTGATGTTCGTGGTGCCCTTGTTCGCGGGCACCCACAGGGTTGATTTTCCGGCTGTGGCATACGACTGGGCAAGGCCGGGGACACAAGAACCGTAGCCGCTAGATGCACCGGCCGGGATGCCATCATCGAGCACCGAATAGGTGTTCGGGCCGGCGTCCCAGGGATCGGCGAGCGCAACGAAGGCGCCGGAATTGTCGTAGAGGTAAGCGCCACCGGCAGGTGCCGTCTGATTATTTGTACCCCGGCCGGAAGCATTGGATTGCCCGATGATCGCAAAAGCGCGATCAACCGTTGGTCGATTGCTGGACGACGCTGCGCCGCCCGCGCCTGACCCCGCACCAGTTCCGGTAGCTGCGGCGACGCTGGCATTTGACGTGGCGCCGGCCGAGGCATCGCCGCCAGTTCCAGAACCGGTCGACGTGCCAGTTGCGCCGGGCACAGACCCTGCACCGGGCGCACCCACAGCAGCCGGGGCGCCGTAGCTGACAACGCCAAAGCTATCAACGCCGAAGCTCATGGCTTAGGACACTTTCAGGGCGATCGCCGGCCAGGCCGAGGTGTTGTAGACAAATTTACTCAAGCCAGTCGGCGAGGCAGGCAGCGCAGTCCATCCAGATGCAACCGTCTTGTAATAGCCGATTGTGGGCAGGCACGAACCAGACGAATTACCGTCGATGCCAAGCGGTGTCTGCATGACTGCAGCGCTGGTCGGGTAAGCGACAACTGTCGGCGTGCCAGAGCAAACCAGGCCGATAAAGTACCAGTCGGGCGGCAGGGAAATGTCTGGCCACGTGGCCGACAGAACATTAGCGGCTACGGACGTATCAATGTCGCCGGATTCGGCGAGCACTTCGGCCGGCTGGGCATTTTCGTCCATCCGGTAGATGCCGATGCGGGCCTTCGTGCTGGCAGCACCGGCCGTATTCATATCGAGCCATGCGCCGCTCATCGCGAAATCATCGTCAATGCGGACCGGGAAAAGATAGAGCCGGTCAGCAGCCAGGGCCAGCGTGCCGGATGGCGCTGTCGCTACATGAGGCGAGTAGAAGCCTTTACGGGAAACGTCGGTAGCCAGCCTACGGAATGGCACTTGCGAGGAGCCAGCAATCGGTGACAGATAGACATCAGCAGCGGCCCCGGATAGCGTGATTGCCGATGGCGTTGTGCTGTCGTAGGCGCCGGCTACGTAGGTGGCGGTCACGCGGGTGCGGGCCAGTGTATTTCCCGCGCCGACCTTGCCGAAACCCCACTCCCAGTTATCGCCGTCCTTGATCGCGTAGGGAACAAGCGAACCGACCCCGGCAACGGCAAAGCGGGGCCGGCCAGTGACGGCCAACAGCGTTAGCGTGCCGGTTCCGCTCGTCGTCGTAGTTTCGTATACGCCGTTCATTTCCCGGCCTCAGAAGTGGGTAAATTTGATCGTGATAGCGCCGACGGTGTAGGTGCCACCGGAGCTGGCCACAGCTGCACCGAAGTCGCTGATGGCGATGATCTTGTTTCCGTCGGTTGTATCGATGATCGCCGCGCCAGTAGCGCTGATCGTCGTTGATCCTGACCAGACGGCCGGGGTGATTACCGCTGTCGTCCAGTGGTTGGTCGTATCCGCCGCCACGACAACAGAAGTTACCGTCTGGCCGCCGGCCGTGTAGCCAGTGCCGCTTACTTCCGTGAGATTTGCCAGGGTTGTATCGGTCGCCTGGTTGTAACTCGAAATGTCGATCAATACGCACTTAAGCGTATTGGTTGCCAGGTTTGCCAGCTTCGTGGCAAGGAATGAATCAGGGATGTGAATGGTTGCCATGATGTGTTTTTCCTAGAAATTATGTTGCTGGATTTCCTGATTGGTGCTTTGCTGCTGCCTTGGTTGCGTTTGTGACAAGTCAATCTGATACTTCTTGGCAAGCGCCTCTTCGGTCTGCAGCTCGTCAAAGACATCTTCGAGGTCGCGACCCTGGTCGGCGGCGATGCGCTTGCGTGAAATGATCTTGAGGTCGAGCGATTCGCGGGCGGCCTGGATGTCCTTGAGCGGATCGACCCAGGCCCAGCCACGGAATTGCCAGGCGTGCGCCTTGAATTTGTCGTACTTGGCGAAGGGAAGCGGCGAGCCGTTGGCGAGCAGGATGGCGTTGTTCATCAGCGACATGCGCAGCCATTCGGTGAAGATGGGGTCGAGCCAGGCAGCGGCGAACCAGCGCTGGCGCTTCTTCCATTCGTCGCGGGCGCTCAGGATGGCGGCGCGGATGCTGGAGAAATTGACGGCTTCGTAGTCGTTGCAGAGCTCGGGATAGCTTGCGCCTGGCAGGCCGGAGGCCATGCGCTGGTGAGCGGTCTTGATGAATGGGGTGAAAACCTCGTTTGGGTATTTTGAATCGACGGTTTTGACGTCGACGCCGGTCGGCAGGGTGTCCCAGGTGCCGGGCGCGCTGGTCGAAATCTTGTTGCCGTTTTCATCTTTGCCATCGTCGCCGCCGAGGGCGGGCGCAGTGCCATCCGGGGTGACGAAGAAGCCGAGGTGGTCGGCGCCGAACTTGGCGGCCATGAGGGCAGAGAGCGCGAATTCCCCGGCGTAGTGCATGGAGAGCATGGAGGCGTGGCCCCAGGGGATGCCGCGCTTTTGCTCGGGGCGCTGCAGAATGAAGCGGTGCAGCACTTCGCTGGCGGCAACGCGGGTGGCAGTACGGCTGCCGGCCAGGTTGCTGGTGTTGAAGTGGTAGGCAAGCGGGCGGCCGTGGGCGTTGACTTCGATGCCGGCGGCGATGGCATTGATGCCTTCGGATGCGCTGCGGTTGAGCCAGGTGGCGATGCGGTCGACGTCGATGACCTTGAGCGCGTAGCCCCACTTGTTGCCGGCGGCAGCGCCACGCAGCGGCAGGATGGCGTACTCGCCATCGCGGGCGGTTCCCCGGACGATGGACTGGCACAGCGAGGCGAGCGAATACTGGCCGCTGACTTCGCAGTTGCCGAGTTCGCCCCATTCGTTCCAGCTGCCCATGATGGCATCGCGGGCGCCCTGGTCCGGTCTGCCGGGTGCGTTGTCGGCGAGCGGGACAAGGCGCGGGGCGTTTTCACCGATGAGGTTGGTTTCGACGATATCCAGGTAGTTGCGGAAATAGTCGTTGTTGTTTTCAAGGGTGCGCGAGCGCGAACGCAGGGCGTCCAGGTCGGTGCGGATTTCGTCGTCGATGCGCTCGGCTGTGGCGCGCCATGTACTGGTCATGCGGTTGAGCTGGGCGGCGGCGAATGACTTTTTGAAGACGGCGGCTTCTTCCTTGCGGGCCTTGGAGACGCGGGACTGGCGCTGCGACTCGGCAAACTCCGAGAGGATGCGCGAGCCTTTGAACGGGACGACGGTTTGAGTAGCCATCAAAACCTCATGAGGATGCGGCCGGGCCGCGCCGGCTTGCCGCCTTCGCGCCGGACTTCGATCAGGTACTGACTGCGCAGCTTGATCAGGTCGGCCAGTGCGATGTATTTCATGCGGCGCCCGGCGATTTCGTACTCGGAAACGCCGGGATCGTGGTTTTCGATCCAGGCTTCGAGCGCGGCGAGTGTCTTTTGCGCGTGCGTGCGGGTATCGAGCCCGACTGCAACAGCCAGATCGGGCAGGACTTCAATGCTGCCGACGGCGACGGTATAGGCGTCGGTCCCGTTGCTGACGCGGGCCTGCCATTGATAGTTGCCGACCGCCCAGGTGGCGGTATGGGCCGGTGTGCGCGTGATGCGGTGGAGATCGCCTTCGGCAGTGCTGGTGAAGCTGATTTTTCCGCCGGCGTTGAGGCGGTCATACTGCACGGACCAGCCGGTGCTTGCCGGGTAGTCCGCCAGGGTCAGCAGCCAGGATGCCGAGTCGCCGGCGCGAATGGCTGCCGGCGGGGTGGTCAGTGTGGGAGCGCTCATGCCGCCATTTATAGGCGGCGGGCGTCAAGCGATTAAGGCAGGGTGCTTGACGTCATGCCTTGCCGGATATTCCACACCTGCTGCCGGGTGAGTCCAACGCGCTCGGCGATGACGGTATTGTCGATCCCCTGCCGAATGAGCCTGCGAACGTGCTGGTGTTTCTTGGCAATGGTGCGCGCCTGGGCGCTGGCCATCCAGTGCCTGTCTCCACCCTTTTCGCGGCTGATATCCAGCATGAATTCTTCCATCTCCGCTTCCGATATTTCCGGATTGAATGTCGAGATGAAGCGTTCGACGATGTATTCAAGGATGTCCATGATTTACCAGCCCAGGTTGGGTATTCCATGATTTCGCCCTGGCATTCTTGTTTTGACGGGCGGCTTCTTTGGCGCCTCGATCGGTTTTTGTTCGGCGGCTGTTTCGGCCGGTTCTGCGGTCTGTTCCGGCTCGATCATGGCGGCACGCCGCTTCCAGTCGGCCGCCTTCCATTTGTGCAGGTAGAGTTCCGGGTGATGGCTGGCAGCGGTGGCGTAGACGTGGGTGTCCAGGACTTCGTTGCGCTTGCCCTTCTTGATTTCCCAGCGGTTCTTGCGCGGGTTGAATACTTCGGCGACTTGCTGATCGAAGAAAGCATGCTCCAGCTCAGTGCTGAAATGAACCCTGCGCTCGCCGGGGTCTTTGTCGGTGTCATCGTTGAGCCGCCCATAGATGTGATGCTTGGCGGTGTCGGTGCCGACGATGTAAAGGGCGACGCCTTTCTTGACGGTCTGGCCGCGCCAGTTGACGTCCTGGTGGCTGGGCTTTCCGAGGATGACGCGGCCGGTGGTGCTGGCGCCCTTGCAGGCGATGACGCGGCGGGCCTTGGCGCGGCGAACGTAGGCATAGACGTCGTGCGTGAAGTGACCGCCGGTATCGATGGCCGTGGCCTCGATGCGCAGTGTCTTGCCGTATGAATTGGTAAATTCGGCCGTCAGGTAGTCATCGAGCGCGGCCCATACTTCATCGCCGGACGGCTTGCCGGGGATGATGTGGTAATCGATGGTCCATTCCTTTTTGTCGGCGCCCCAGCCGATGACGCGAACTTCGAGGCGGTCGTCCTGGGTATCGACGCCGGCCGTCAGGACCAGCACGCCCTGCGGGATCGTGCGCAGCGCGTAGGGCTCGGCGCGGGCGATCAGCACGTTGGGCTTGAGGTCGTGCGAGCGGTCGGCCCAGGATTCAGCCAGGCGGGTGTTGATGAAGATGACGAGCTTCTTGGCGTCGCCCTGCGCCTCGATCCATTCCTGCGCTAGTTGCACCCAGGAGCGGCCGAGGCCGTTGGGCGTATAGATGCCGTTGATGTGATAGCTGCGGTAGAGCGCGCCGGGGTTTTCGGCGATCCAGCGGCCACCGGCTAGCATGCCGTTCTTCTGGTGTTCGTCGATCTCGCAGCCGCAGTGTTCGCAGACGTACCAGGCGCGGGTGACTCGCTGGCCGACTACCGTCCATCGGACGTTCGACCACTTGAGCGTCTGCCGTTCTTCGCAGTGCGGGCAGGGCACATGGTAGCGGCGCTGGTCGCCGGCCTCGAATTGTTCCTCGATCTTGCTGGCGTCCTTGATGGTCGGGCTGGAGACGACGAAGAGCTTGGAGTTGTGGAAGGCGGCGAAGCGGATCTCGAACAGGCCGAGCGGATCGCCCTGCGGCGTCGTCCAGTCCCATTCATCCACCTCGTCGGCCATGCCCCACTTGAGGCTGGAGGCCTTGAGTTCGGCGGTCGAGCCGCTGGTCTTGAAGTAGATCAGGCCGCCCTTGAAGCGCTTGCGCTTGGCCGCGTTGTCGCCCGAGCGATTGCTGCGCAGCGCCATGGACTCATTGACGACCGGCGTATCCTTGACCATGGGGTCGAACTTCTGCGACGTCCAATCCTGCAGGCTGGCCTCGGTCGGCATGACGACGGCGCCCGGCCCCTTGACGTGGTCAATGCAGTAGCCGACGAAGTTCGATCCGATCTCGGTACCGCCCCACTGCGACGGCTTCATGAGCACGACCTTTTCGCCGGGCGCATCTTCGGACAGCGCATCGAGGATTTCTCGCTGCGGCGGGTTGCGCGACGTGCGCCACCGCCCCGGCTCGGCACTGCCCTCTTCCGACAGAACGCGATTGGCGTCCGCCCACTCGGAAACGAGCAGCGGCGCCTTCGGTCGGATGGCGCGACGGGCGATGCGGTAGGCCAGGGCGTGGGCGGCGGTCATTTGCGTTTAATGATTACCTGTTCAGGACCATCACCAAGAAACGAGTCATCAAACTGACAAAAACCCGCAGGCGAATAATTTGGCGCATCAATCCAGCCAATGATTGGAATATCGTCGTCCCAATCTATCCAGTTTTCTGTGCACGGTTCTTCTGGGCGAAAATAATCAAGTTCCATTGGTCCGCCCAATCCAGTCATGCAAAGTCCCGCGTGATCGTTGAAATAACTCATTCCTCACTCCCAATAATTTCCAACTGCTTCGAAAACTCCCGTTCCATCTCAGCCAGCGCTCCAAACACTTCCTGTTTGAGCGTGGCTCGGATGGCGTCGAGATCCTTGCCGACGATTTCCGGCGCGATGCGGTGCGGCAGGTTTTCCAGCCGCTGGCGAAAGGCGTCCGCCCACTCGGAAACGAGCAGCGGCGCCTTCGGTCGGATGGCGCGACGGGCGATGCGGTAGGCCAGGGCGTGGGCGGCGGTGTGTAGCATCATTAGAACGGATCGCAAAGCCTCAAAGGAAGATGGCGATAAACATTCCTCTGGCTTTTTCGCGCCGATCTAACCTTTATAAATTCACGCAGTTTCGGAACACGTGGGCTGCAATCTAGATGCCTATTCAGATACCAATTTACCCGATCAGGGTCGTGATATGGATGGCCGACACCAGCCATCTTGTATTCATGACGCCTCATTAAAAACCTATTCATTCCTCACTCCCCATTTGTTCAATGTGTTTAGAAAATTCCCGCTCCATCTCCGCCAGGGCACCAAACACTTCCTGCTTGAGCGTGGCGCGGATGGCGTCGAGATCCTTACCGACGATTTCCGGCGCGATGCGGTGCGGCATGTTTTCCAGCCGCTGGCGAAATGCGGTCACCACGTCAGCGATGGCGCCTTCGACTTCTGATTTTTCGACGACCTTTCCGATGGCGCGCTCGTATTCGAGCTTGGCCTGCATGGCGCTGAATTTTTCCTTGACGGCGCGGGCGGCCTGGTAGCTGCTGCCGATCTTGTCGGACTGCGACGCCTCAACCGGTGCAGCCTGCCGATTTTCGGCATGGCGCTGAGTGACGTCGTCGCGGTTCGGGTCCGATGTGCCGGCGATGCGGGCGCGGCTGGCTTCGACGTCGACCTTTCCGTCTTCGGTCATCACCAGGCGACCGGCGCCTTTAAGCGCGGTGATGTAGCTGCGCGCCTTGCCTTCCATGCGGGCGAACTCGGCCTGGCTGACGGTAGTCATTCGCCGAACGCCTGGCCGGTTACGGCGTGGACGGCAGACTTTCCGGTGTATTGCTGCCAGCGGCGGACGGCGACGTCGACATAGGCCGGCGACAGTTCCATGGCGTAGCAAATGCGGCCTGTTTGTTCGGCGGCGATGATAGTTGTGCCGCTTCCGGAAAATGGCTCATATACCGAGTCGCCGGCCTTGCTGTTGTTTTCAATTGGGGTGCGCATGCACTCGATGGGTTTTTGTGTGCTGTGCCCGGTTTCCGACTTGGTCGGCTTGTCGATAGACCACAAGGTGGTTTGCTTGCGGTCTCCTTGCCAGTGGCCGGTGCCGCCTTTCTTGACGGCGTACCAGCATGGTTCATGCTTGTGGTGGTAGTGGCCGCGTCCAATGGCCATCTGGTTTTTACCCCAGACGATCAGCGCATACAGGCGAAAATTACAAGAAACCAGGCTGTCGGCGACGGTATGGCTAAAGGCGTCCGCATGCCAGACGTAAGCCACCTCACCAGGAAATAGCGCCCAGGCTTCCCGCCAGTCAGCTCGGTCGTCGTTAAGGACTTTTCCAACGGCACTGCCAGCTATGGGCGTGCCATCGGCACGGTGCGCATTGTTTCTCCAGTCGGCGTCGTACTCGACTCCATAGGGCGGATCAGTGACCATAAGGTGCGGCATACCACCCCCCAGCAACATCTTTACCTGCTCGCCGTTAGTGCTGTCGCCACACATGATTCGGTGTTTTCCAAGCGACCAAACGTCACCCAGCTTGCTGACCAATTCAGCCTGAACAGCAGGAGTTTCGTCCTCTTCGGTGTTGCCTTCCGGGGTGGCGTCGAGTTCCGCGAGCAGTTCATCAATGTCGCCCATGCCAAAGCCGGTCAGCTCAAGGTCGAATCCCATGTCCTGCAGGTCCTTGAACTCCAATGCCAGCATCTTTTCATCCCATCCGGCGTTGAGCGCGAGCTTATTGTCGGCGATGACGTAAGCGCGCTTCTGGGCTTCGGTTAGATGCGACATGCGGAT